AACTCCAGGACAGCGATAAAGTACCATCGAGGGATCGTGGATGAAATGAGCTGCCATTACCCGTTGAGGTTTTGAAATCCTCCAAGCCGAGGGAGCAAATTGGCGATCAACGCCATAGCCACCCAAATGAACGGGCAAATACCAATTCGGTTTGAAGCCGAAAGCAAAAGTATCACGTTCCCATCGTTCGAATGATGCAGGAATCGCACAAGCAGATCCGGGATAAAGTTTCGCCATTTTGCTCAATTCCTTCCCAATCTGGGTCGGAAGAGCGCGAGATTCTCCGGATTTGATGTTCGATCCTTTTACCAGTTTTAAATTCAAGTAACCACACCGGTGGATTCGTCCACGCTGATCGGTTGCAAAAAACTGGGAATTGATCATACAGCAAAATTTTGACAGGTAGTTCTTTCCTTGGGAAATCTTCAAACCTGCTTCTAAAGCTGTCGAACGAAAAATTGTTAAAAAGTCCTCGGTGCACTTAAAAAGCATATCATCACCGTTTACGAGGACATTGCGCCGCATAAGAAGTGCCTGGCGTTTTGTGTTGTCCCAAACACGAGGGCGAGACTTTTCGAATTTCTTTCGAAGTTCTTTCAGCCACTTGTCAATGGAACGATGAAAAACCGCCAAATTGATCACGCAAAGGAGCGGAAATGAGAGGGGATGACCCATCAGTTGGGCATCATTAATCTGAACCCTCTGCTCAGTACGCACAATTCTGCCCGCAGAATCTCGCTGTTCTGGATAAATTGCGACTCCCTCCTGAAGGGAAAATTCTCCAAGGTCATACAAACCAAAACGATCACAACCAGAAAAGGCTGCAATGGTGGCCTGACGTTTGACCAAGTCAGTCGCTGCTTCGTAATCGACGGAGCACCAGAAAGGTAATTCTGCACATTCCAACGCAATCTGCTTTACTCTAGGCAACAGATCTTCATCGCGCATAGTCGAAGAAGGATGATTTTTCCAAGCATCCAACATTTGACCTTGCAGCGGCTGGAGAGCCGTGTAAAGTAAACCGTCTCCTTTCGTAATAATACGAAATTTTCCGGGCTCAGGAATAGCCATGACGGAGACATCCAAGATCTTCGGATCGTGACGGAATGAGGGGCTTAAGTCGGTGGGCGAATCGAGGACTATATCTGCAAGAACGTGACGCAGACTAAGTTCGAAGTTTCGCTGCCGCCATTCATCAACGGAATGAACCAACGTTGGAAGTC